TTCAAAGCTGGTAAAGCTCTTAAAGACGCTGTTAAATAATCAGCCTTTAAAAAGCCTATTGTATCAAGCTTTCTAGCTTGAGCAGTAGGCTTTTATTTTTGTTTTGGGGAATTTTTGGGGCAAAACTATAAATTATCTAGTAGGTCGAGGATATTATCATCCATCTTCTTTGTAACGTGTGTGTAGATTTTGTCTATTGTTCTAGAATCATAACGTCCTACTCTTGCCATAATTGCTTTTAGAGTTACGCTATTCTGCTTACGAGAGTATGCCTAAAGATGTGGTAGGTGAGGTGCCTATCAATGGATTCTTCAAGTTGTGTATTTGTTTTCAGATTTAAATCTTCAATAGTTTTTACGATTTTTGGCAGTTCCGCTCGTCATGCAGAATTATATTCGATATACTCAAGGTTCACTGTGTAATCAAGAGGCAGGTTTAAGATTAACTTAAATCATTCTGATTTTGACTTTGAAAGATCAAGTTTGATTAGAAAGCGTTGAATGTATTTTATATCGATATAAATCTAAAATGCCTATTTAAAATCATTCATGCTACTATTAAGAGAGCTGATATAGCTCCCTTAGATTTTTTTTGGTAAAAAGTCCACCACTCTTCTAAAAAAGTGAAATTTACTTTAATATATAGCTGAGATACTGCAACAAATGGTCATTATGCTACTATTGTATATGGATATAATGCTGAAAAGTTGAAGAAATTTAAATGTCGACTGAATAAGACAGATATAGGATAAGAAGAGAGAGCCAGATATCCTTTTATCTTTATATTATCGTGATTCCTTAATTTTAATGGATACAGTAGAAAACGAAATTGTAGAAGTAAAAAAATTGAAAAGCAGTTGGAATTTATTGCTAATCTCTGAGATGATGTAACTATTAATGATTTACTGAAATAAACAGATTTCGCAAAAATTATGTCTAGCTTTACAGAATTTCATGCTCACTGAGTAGGTGATGTAGAGCCAAAGAGGAAGTGATGGCACTTGATCAAACCTTCAAACGTTTTTATAGTTTTATCAGGAAAGTTAAAGAGGGGCTTCTGGTGTGAGTATTCGTGAGTTCATGAAAGGCGATAATTGAGGCCTGGTAATGATGGGAAAGAGTGATAAAGAAGAACTAATCGATCTAGCTGATTTTGAACTTTAACTTGTCAATGTAGCTATAAGAGAGTATAATAATTTTAAAAAGATGGGAGCTATAAGGATAAGCAATTTGTTATACCAGTGAGAGTTGATGAGAGAATTTTAAATAAACTCGATTTTGTATCAACAAAGCCACAATAAGGACGGTCAGAAACGATTGGTAAAGGAATAGAGAGGCTCTATAGTGAGCTGGGGAAAAAGATGACTAGAAAAGGATTGATTTAGGCACATATTTGGTTAGGTGTGGCTATTTCTGCCTTAGCACTCTATACCTACACGATTGTTTATATTTTTAATTATGATATAGAAGAAAATGGAAGAAATCTTTGTAACTTTTATTATGTTGGTAATTTATGCACCATTCTTTCCGTTATTTTTGATATCAGTTGGAGGATTATCTTTATTGGTTTGCGTAGAATTAGCTTATCGTAATTTGCAACGATATAAAGAAATTAAAAAGTCCTTTCTTTTTGATAGTACTTTTACAAATAAAAGTCTTAGTAATATAATAGAACTATAGAATGTGAGGTGGAAGAAATGTTTCGAAAAGAAAAAGCACGCAAGAGATTTTGCTTTTGGTTTATTATTTTTATCCTTTATCTTTTTTTTGGATTGTATTGTATTTGTACAAATTTTGGAGATACCTTGGGTATGATTTTACTATCACCTTTTATCTTTGCTTCCCTGCCACTCTATGCTTATTTAGTCCTTGGTTTGTTTATCTGGGGGTTCATGAGTCTTGCTATGGATGATGTTATGGATCTTTAGTTAAAGGAAAGCTAAGATCGAGAAAGGACACATTTCGTCCTTTCTTTTTTGATATTCAGAGCGATAAAAATCCTTTTTTTGAAGTTTTCAAAGTTCCGAAATCCAAAGGCATTTCGCTTGATAAGTTTAATGAGATTATTAGTCGCTTCTAATTTGGCGTCGTAATATGAAGTCTCTTCAAAGCAGGTAGGAGTTGCATTTTGAACCACTTTATAAATAGGAGCTATAAACTCTCCCTCTACTTTTCCTGAAACAATTGAAGTCCGCTCAAAACGCCGTCTGATAATATTTTCATAGACTTTCTCCTCTCTAGGAGCCCGTGCATCATAAGGACGATAGAGGTAGGGGGCGATTCCCGTTTCGTCAATATAGTAGATTGGAACTAGAATAGTATGTTACAACTGCTAAAAATATTTCTAGAAATTAATTTGACTTTCCTAATCGATTTATTCATCTCTTATTTCAATTTACTAGATATGCATAGCTTTATTATAACATGCGCATTTTAAACTAAGCGACTATACAAAATTAAGCATACCATCAGCTATTATAGATAATGCAAAATTACATAGATTTGAATATCTGATAATATGCGTTTTTCTTATTTTAAGATTTTTTCCTCAGTCTCTTTTAGTATTCAACGCAGTCAATAAGGTTTTTATCAAAGTCTAATTTAGGTAGTAAATTTATTTCTATTCTGTCAACTTTTCCTATTTTTTCTCTTGTTGAGGTTGGTATTTTAACAATTCAGGAATTATTAAAGATTAATTAAAATTTTTTGTTAGAATAAGATCATAAAAAGTAAAGGAGTGTATGCTTATGCTACAAAATATTTATGATCAGATGACTGATTTCTATGACAGTATCGAAGAAGAGTATGCTACTTTCTTTGATAATAGTTGGGAATGGGAACATTTTCATTTTAAATTTTTGATTTATTATTTAGTTCGATATGGCATTGGGTGTCGTAGGGATTTTATCGTTTACCATTATCGTGTTGCTTATCGTTTGTATCTTGAAAAGATGATAATGAAACAAGGTTTTGTTGCTTGTTGAGATAGTCTGAGTTAATTTCCGAACAAACTTACTTTTTTATGGCAATATAACAATAAATAGCTGGTAATTTTTCTAAAACATTTTTTAATAGTTGGAAATAGCAAATCTTTCTATTGTTTCTTCTTGATAAAAAGGCGATTTTTTCTTATAATAAATTGTAAGATATAATTGCAGGTGAGAGTCCTGCCATGTATGTGAGAAAGGAAGAGCCTGAGGGCTCAGACAAGATTATGACTTCAGTTGTTGTTGTAGGTACCCAATGGGGTGATGAAGGTAAAGGGAAGATTACAGACTTCCTTTCAGCGAATGCAGAAGTGATTGCACGTTACCAAGGTGGTGATAATGCAGGTCACACGATTGTGATTGATGGTAAGAAGTTTAAATTGCACTTGATTCCATCTGGAATTTTCTTCCCTGAAAAAATCTCTGTTATTGGGAATGGTATGGTTGTAAATCCTAAATCTCTTGTAAAAGAGTTGAGCTATCTTCATGAGGAAGGTGTTACAACTGATAACTTGCGTATTTCTGATCGCGCGCATGTCATTTTGCCATACCATATCGAGTTGGATCGTTTGCAAGAAGAAGCTAAGGGCGACAATAAGATTGGTACTACAATTAAGGGAATTGGTCCAGCTTATATGGACAAGGCTGCTCGTGTTGGGATTCGTATTGCAGATCTTTTAGATAAAGATATTTTTCGTGAGCGTTTAGAACGTAACCTTGCTGAAAAGAATCGTCTTTTTGAAAAATTGTATGATAGTAAAGCAATTGCTTTCGATGATATTTTTGAAGAATATTACGAATATGGTCAACAAATCAAGAAATATGTGACAGACACATCTGTCATTTTGAATGATGCGCTTGATAACGGTAAACGTGTGCTTTTTGAAGGTGCACAAGGTGTTATGCTAGATATTGACCAAGGTACTTATCCATTTGTTACGTCATCAAACCCTGTGGCTGGTGGTGTTACGATTGGTTCAGGTGTTGGTCCAAGTAAGATTGACAAGGTTGTAGGTGTATGTAAGGCTTATACGAGTCGTGTAGGAGACGGTCCTTTCCCAACTGAATTGTTTGATAAAGTGGGAGAACGTATCCGCGAAGTAGGCCATGAATATGGTACAACAACTGGTCGTCCACGTCGTGTGGGTTGGTTTGACTCAGTTGTGATGCGTCATAGTCGTCGTGTTTCTGGTATTACTAATCTTTCATTGAACTCTATCGATGTTTTGAGTGGTTTAGATACTGTGAAAATCTGTGTGGCCTATGATCTTGATGGTCAACGTATTGACTACTATCCAGCTAGTCTTGAGCAATTGAAACGTTGCAAGCCTATCTATGAAGAGTTGCCAGGTTGGTCAGAAGATATTACCGGAGTTCGTAATTTGGAAGATCTTCCTGAGAATGCGCGTAACTATGTTCGTCGTGTGAGTGAATTGGTTGGCGTTCGTATTTCTACTTTCTCAGTAGGTCCTGGTCGTGAACAAACAAATATTTTAGAAAGTGTTTGGTCCTAAGAGATTTTTAAGATTTGTTTAAGATAGGTCGGGTATACTATAGACAGTTACAAGAAGACCTCCTAACTTGTTGTAACAAATATCCTAAACTTTTCTTTTTCATAATAATCTCCCTATAAAGTCACCGCATTCGGTGGCTTTTTTTGTATTGGGATTCATGATATAATAATAAAATCGATAAGTAGGAAAAGAGAAACGGATGAATTATACAGTTGAAGAAAAAGAAGTCTTCATGAGAGAGGCCTTGAGAGAGGCTGAGATTGCTCTTGCACACGATGAAATTCCAATTGGTTGTGTGATTGTCAAGGACGGAGAAATCATTGGTCGCGGGCATAATGCACGTGAGGAATTGCAACGAGCGGTTATGCATGCGGAGATTATGGCTATAGAGCATGCGAACCTTAGTGAGGAGAGCTGGCGCTTGCTGGATTGCACTCTTTTTGTGACCATTGAGCCTTGTGTCATGTGTAGTGGGGCGATTGGACTTGCCCGTATTCCAAACGTGGTCTATGGGGCTAAAAACCAGAAATTTGGCGCTGCTGGGAGTTTGTACGATATCTTGACAGATGAGCGTCTCAATCACCGTGTGGAGGTTGAAACGGGAATTTTGGAAGATGAATGCGCAGCTATTATGCAGGACTTTTTTAGAAATAGACGGAAAAAATAATTTTGCTTTTAAAATGAATAGGAATGTGATATAATTAATAGTGGAGCAACAGTTCTGCGTGAAGCGGGTCAGGGGAGGAATCCAGCAGCCCTAAGCGATTTGAATTGTGTGCTCTTTTTTCGTACACTTTAAAAACTCTTTAAAATCAACACTTTAAGGGGTTTCTGTTTGTCTTGTATAAGAAAAAGGGGCAGACGAGGGGCACAATTTAAAGTTTTATCTTGTCTAACTTGCTAGATATGTCTGATACCATTTTTTGGGTAACGTGAGAATAAATCTCTAGTGTGGTCTTTGAGTCGCTATGCCCTACTCTGTCCATGATAGCAGTCAAGGGGATACCTAATTCAGCAAGTAGGGATATATGAGAGTGTCTGAACATATGTGTAGTGATGTTCTTATCTATGCCAATTTTCTGGCCATGTCTTTTCAATGCACCAATAACCCGGGCATTTGTTATTGGCTCTCCTAAAGTATTTATAAAAATAAAATCTGTATCAAATCCATTTGTCGCATTCTCTATTATCTGCTCTTTGATGATGTCTAACACTTTTTGAGGTGCTGTTATAACCCTATCAGACTTGATTGTCTTTGGTGTAGTTCTCTCTTTTTGTCTGAAATCGTATGTATGTTTGATGTGAATGGTCTTTTTAGAAAAATCTATATCCTCCTTATAATTTAAAGCAGCAAGCTCTCCATATCGCATGCCAGTAAGAAAAAGAACTTTAGCTATTCGGATATACTTTATGATTCGATAATCACAAAGGGCCTCTTCTTTTAAATTTTGTATAAACAACTTAAACTCTTTCCGATCTAAGTATTTTGTATTTTTCTTTCTGAGATCGTCAGTTGTAATTACCTTTCTAGGCATTTCAACAAATAGCATTTCATTTGTATCAATATAATTCATTCTGACAGCGAATTTCATTATCTGATTGAGCTTGAACTTGATTTTAGAAACATAGTTATGAGATCTCCCGTCTTGTAATAGTTGATCTATTACTTTTTGTAATAAACGTCTATCAATATTTCTAACTAGGTAGTCGCCCTCTATCTGCTTTAAAATCTCTTTTTTTACATTTTTTGAAGCATAGACTGTTGAATTTTTAACACCGTGTTTCCAATTCTCCTCGAATTCCTCATATAGTTTTTCAAAAGTTATATCAGAAACAAAATGTTGTTTTTCTCCTAACTTTTGTTTTATCTTTTCCTGCAGCAAGATAGCAGCTTGATTTCTTGCCTGGGGAGTTTTCTTCTCCATGGTCACTGAAACTTTTTTTAATTTCTCAGTATATGGATCTTTATATCGCTCAAAAAATTTGTATTTTCCGTTGGGAAGTTCTTCCATCCACATTGCGTTTACCTCACTTTTTTGTTAAAATGGGTATAAGAAAACGACCTTTTGAATGGTTGTTTCTTATACGTAAGTTCCTCACACTCAGAGTCGCCAAACTTTGCGAGTGTGGGTTTTTTTATTTACGAATTATGAACGATAACGTCCAATGCTCCCATGATTCGCTGAGCGTTTTCGACTGCTTCTTTGTACTCTTTCGAAGTGTTCTTTACTGGCTTTCTAATCAAGTCAATAAATACGACTGGTTTAGTGAAGTCATTTGAGGTTACACGGACTGTCATGTTTAAAATTTTAGAAGTTGATTTTCTTTTTGCAACAATACCGCCTGCGACAGCGCCAATCGCACCAAACATAGCGCCTGCAATCAATGCTTGACCAACTCCTCCAGAAACAACCGTTTGATTATTGATAATCAATTCGTACGATACTAAATCCTCGAACGAATACCAATCTGTGTCATTCTTATCTTTCTTGATCAAGGGCGGTATCAAAGACAATCCCATCGTTCCCATTGCAAGCCCTGCTTTTACCGAGCCTTTAATAGCTCCTCCGACCAATCCAGAAGAGCCTTTTGCTTTTTGAGATCCATGAATACGATAGGTACGATTATATCTATCGATCTCAAGTGGTCCGACTTTGTCCGTTTTTCTGCTTCGTGGAGCAGGAGATGGAGAAGCCGTTTTATTGACTGGCTGAGCTTGTTCGGTTGGTTCTTGGTTAGCAATAGAATAACCGCAGTTAGGACAGAACTTGTAACCTTCTACTGGATTGCCACATTCAGGACAAAATTTCATAATAACCTCCAAAATAATAACTATTTAGAATCCTTTATGCTCTTTTTTCTACCCATAGCCGACGAGGTTATGGGTTTTTATTTTTCTCAATACCTCGCCACAATACACCAGCTATCACATCTGCTTTTAACATTACACGTCAATATCATAATATTGTTGTAAGATATTGTTCCCTTGTTTGTATTTTGTAACGAGGTCAATAGCTACTCGTCGTTGCTGTTGATCGTCCAACAAATATTCATCATAGCTCAATATCCGATAATGAACAAAATCAACTAATCGATTAAAAAGGGCGTTATCGCTGATTGTATTTGCTTGTTTAATTTGCTCGTATGAGTGCTTGTTTTTGAGGTGCCAGACCATGCGCTCATTATTGATGTAAAAGAGAGAGGCCATGGTGTTAGCCTCTATTTCTAGCGGATTGCTCTGATAGTTGTTAGCGCAAGCGAGGGCGACCTCATCAGAACGGCCCGTGCTAAAATGGGCTGCAATATGGGCTAATTCATGCAAAATGGTAAAGATAACCCGTCTTTTGATATGTGTTTGATTGATATAAACAAGGTACTTTTCTTTTTCTTTGCTATAAATGGTAAAGCCGTCATTGTGTTTACAGATGATATCATCCAAGTAGGTAACATCTGGATGATTGACAAGCCCTCGATATCTAATGTATTCAGACCCAAGTAGACCGGCTGAAGGAAGCATAGGAAACGGGTCCTTTTCAAAGAAGATAAAATGAAGGTTGTAAGTCTGTTCAAAGTAACGGATAATGTGCTGAAAAGTAACTTGTTCAAGTGGAATATTATTCTGTCGAGAAACTGCTTCGATCACCGGGACGGCGTAATCCCAGTGTTGGATGTACTGTCTACGGGAAATAATTTCTCTAGCCATAATTACCTCCACTTACTGTCATCGTCCATCAGGGTTTTAGCGGTTACCATCAAGCTTTCAATTGCCTTATTAAAACGAACCTTTTCTTCCTCGGTCATGTTCTGGGTCTGATTTCTGAACGCTGCGACAAGTTCAGTCTCAGCTGGACCAAGATATGCATTTTCCTTGTCATCCTTTGCAATAGCAGGATTATCTGTCCGTCCGAGTAAATAATCGGTGGATACGTTGAAGTAGTTAGCAATTTCTGCGATACGCTCAGCATTTGGCGTAGAGTTTTTTATCTTATACAGTGTATTTCTGCCATAACCCAAGTCTTCTTCGACTTGCCCAAGAGCTTTTCCACGCTTTTTTGCTAATTCTTTAATTTTTTCAAATGTCTCAAACATTGTTAAATCAACCTTTCTAAGACATTACAAAAAAATTTAACAAATTTGGTGTAAAAAGATTGACTAATTATCCCAAATGGTGTAAAATGTTTTTTGTAAGTAAGAAATAACTAAAAAAACAACTAAGAAAATAAATTATAAAAATGTTTTGGCGAACGGTATTTATAGATTTATCATTGTTTTTATTATGCTTTCATTTTAGCCAATTTGGTGTGAGTTGTCAAGTGTAATGCAGAAAAATAGTTAAAAATTTAGTTGTTTCTTATTTACATAAAGTGTAAAAAGGAGGAACGCATATGCCAGATATCGCAAACGGTCGTGAAAAGGTTAATGCTTTCTTAAAAGAGAAAGGCATTAAAAAGACAACTCTAGCGGTTGCTTATGGCTTTAAGCGACAGGAAGTAACAAACATTCTAAGTGGGACGACAAAAGGTCCACGAGCGAACAGTTTCATTCTTCAGGTTATTGAAGACTATGGGATTGAGTAGCACAAAAAAGCACCTAACAGAAGTCAGGCGCATATCAAAATAACTAACTGAATTATATCACGAAAGGAGCAAAAATGGAAGCAGTTGAAATTGTAAGAATTAAAGATGTGATCATTGAAAAAGTCTCTGCTAATGATGAAGAATTAGAACACATCTTTGGATGCTCAAAGCGACAAGCGGGAGACATGAGACGCGAGATGAAGAAGCTACCTAGCCAACAGAAGCATCTTAGGAATGATGGCCAACTTGTCACGATTAAAGGTTTTGATGCCTACCTGCAATACAGAGGCAGTCGAGATTGGAAAAAAGAAATGGTTAAAAGCAAGAAAATGAGGTCAGTCGGATGAACCTACTAACAAGAATTAAAAACTACTTTTCGGAAGAGGTCGAAGAAACCAATCTGGACTGGAGAGTGGTCGCTCTGGACCTCAATCAATCACTGATTGAAACACAAGAAAAACTTCAAAATGCCAATCAGCGTATTGCTGATCTTGAAAAAATCGTAGCAATCTGCAAGGAAAAGGAGAATGTAAAATGATGGAATACATTTACCTGGTAACAATCGTAGGAATCGGTCTATGGTCGCTAGTAAATACGCTGGATGACCACGCTGAAATGAAGCAAAAAGAGCGTCAGCAAATAGCTAACAATGTTGCACGTATGAACCTGGAGAAATCAGATAAGCAATTTACTTATGATGTGCAACCTCCGGAAGGACTTGCAAAAGGTGTAGAAGAAGGAGTTTGAAATGGTCCGAAATAAATTGACAGATTTAACTAATACTCTCTTTGCCCAACTAGAAACATTGGATGATAGGGATCTTACTGCTGATGAATTAAAGACGGAACTCCAGCGTTCAAAACAGATGGTCGCTATTTCAGGTCAAATCCTTCAAGCTGGCCAGTTGGCGTTAGATGCCGAAAAATTCAAAGACAAGGTAGGTGAAGTCAATGCCCCGATCGCTTTGCTGGAAGGCTGAATACACGGAGTACATGCATGAAATTTGCCCTGGTCGATTAACTCCTGAAGTAACCAGGTTATTAAATGAGAGATTTGGTACGACCTATACCAAGACTCAAATAGGAGAAGTACGCAGACGTTTAGGGTTACCAGTTGGAAAAGTATATCAAGGTAAACTGCTGACAAAGGAGCAACACGATTATCTTGTGTCAATCCAAAAAAATAAGATTTCTCGTGATGTCGCAAATGAAATGAACCAAAAATTTGGCTTATCGCTAACGGAGAAACAGATTAAGAGTTACCGGAGAAATAATAATCTACATAGTGGTTTGACGGGAAGATTTGAAAAAGGTCAAACTCCTCATAACAAGGGAAAGAAATACCCCAATATGCCAAAAAACAGCGGGCAGTTCAAAAAAGGTAATCGACCTCCAAATTATGTACCTGTCGGCACTATCAACTACACAACAGACGGTTATCCGAAAGAAAAGATTGGAGAACCTAATCAATGGGTCTTGAAACATCGTAAAGTCTGGGAAGAACATCACGGGCCAATACCAAAAGGGTATTCAATTGTTTTTCTGGACGGCGATAAAACAAACTATGATATTTCAAACCTGGCATGTTTATCTAAAAATGAAATCGCTAGAATGAATCAAAATCATCTATTCACGTCCAACGCTGATTTGACCAAATCTGGTATTGGACTAACAAAACTTACAAACAAAATCAGAGAGGTAGAAAAAAATGGCTAGTTTATACGAACTAACAGGTCAGTTCCTAACAATTTACCAATTGGATATCGATGACGAAACAAAAGCAGACACGCTTGAGGCCATCGATTGGCAAGAACAATTCGAACAGAAAGCCGAAGGATATGCCCATGTTATCAAGAATCTAGAAGCCGACGTGGCCATGTACAAGGCTGAGGAAGAGAGCTTCAAAGCCAAGAAACAGGCGGCACAGAAAAAGCTGGATTATGTTAAAGATAACATTATGACAGCTATGAATGTCACAGGTCAAACCGAAGTCAAGAGTGGTGCCCTGATTATAAAAATTGCTAAGAATCCAGAATCAGTCAAGGTCAACGAAGATGACCTTCCGAAAAAATATTTTACAAAAAAAGTGACGCTTGCGCCAGACAAAAAAACACTCAAAGAGTTGCTTAAATCTGGCAAGAAAGTCAAAGGTGCGGAACTTGTCCGGACAGAAAAGTTGGTGATTAAGTAATGGAATTGATGAATAAAACACGAGTAACGGATTCACTAGCAGTTGTGATTGGACCAGAATCAATTGAAGTGCTTGTTACAGAAGGATTTCTATTCGATGTTGCGATTCGTTTTGTGAAAGTAGACGAAACGAATCTTGATCAGGGAAATGAAAAGCCGGTGTTTACTCCGGAGTACAAGCTGGTCACAGTCGCTAAATACAAAGAAAAACCTATCTTTGAATCGGAAGAAGATATTCGAAAATTTGAGAAGCAAGCAAAAGAAGTTAAATCGCTATTTGCCTTTGCAAAGGTAAATAAACAAAATTGGTTTAACACTGCCCTTTATCCAGGAGTGCTGACTGAGAAAGTTGGTTTTTGATGAAAATTTTATCTATTGACCCAAGCAGTAATAAAATTGAAACCTCAACAACAGGGATTGTCTTGTTGGATAATGCAAAACTTGTTGACTATTGGGTAGTCCCTTATGGCGCTCAAAACTTTAAAGCCTGGTTTAAAGAGATTGGTCGCAGTCTTGAGTTTGATATAGTGGTCGTTGAAAAATTTGAGGTTAGGGATAATGATTATTCCAGGGACAACTCAGTAGTTGAGACCATTGCAGCTATCGAACTATGTTATCCGGACTTAGTTTTGCAACGTAACGCAGGTTATCAGACAGATATACCAAATGACTTGCTGAAAGCTCTTGGACTATGGTCCTTTGAAAAGAGTCACCACAACGATGTGAGGGCAGCCGCAAGACTTGGGCTCTTCTATGCCCAGAGGAACGATATTGAGGAGGTGATTGTGGATATTGGCGATCGAATTACGCAAATGGCAAGCTGAAGCAGTCAAAAGAAGCGACCGTAATTGTCCTGGGATTTTCCTTGAGGCATACGGTGGACGTGGTAAAACAATCTGTGCTTTTGAAATAGCGAAGCACAAGGGGGCTAAAAAAGTCCTAGTAATCAATAATCGGTTGGCCATTCTGGATGGCTGGAGTAGTACCTATAAAAATTTAGGCTATAATACTGATTTTGAATTAGAAACCATGACGGACCGCAGATTGCAGAACAGACTTGCAAGCGGTGAGTCTATTGGGTGCGATGTGTTCATTATTGACGAGTGGCAGAACATGTCTAGTGATGCCAACGTGAAGGCTTATCGCAAGGTCAAACGTGGCTATACAGTTGGACTATCTGCAACCCCGATCAGGAAGAAGGGGCAAAACTTTTACCCTCTAGAAAAAACATTTTTTGGGATGGCTGATCCTAATCAAAGGGAAAACTGGCAACTAGCCCACGGCAAGATGAAGTATTCCAAATTCAGCTATTCTAAGCAAGAATGGGATGACTTTCGAGATTATGAAAACTATGTAAGTAATCTGCCCAACTTCTTCCGCTGGGAAGAAGTAGAAGATATTGAGGAGGCCGAAGAAAACAACGGATTTGAAGTTGTCTTTGAACCTATCTGGTGTCTAACAGCAAATCCGGAGGAATTAGATCAATTTAGAAAATTGAACATCGTTGGGAAAAATGGTAAATATGCCATGGCTAAACAAACATTTGGTCGAAAGACTTTTGAACGATATTTAATCCAGACAGGATTTGAGGTTGACTTCCCAAAGTTGAAGGCTGTTAATGCAGATACTCCAATGCTACTTCAATTGGATCTTCTGCTGGCTAGTAAGACAGAAATGTTGATAGTCAGCAAATCTAAGCAGATTGTAGAGGTCATTCGAGAACGTCATCCAGAAATTGGTATTTGGACAGGAGATAAGAAGGACTCTCTTGAACAGACAAACGTTGTAGCCACGAGCCAGGTGTTGGGTGTGGGTGTGGATGGTCTACAACATAAATTTAAGACTATTGTAATTTTAGATCCTGTCAGTCCGTCTGACGGTGATTATGACGATTATCGCCAGCTTCTGTGGCGAGTAACAGGCAGCCGTCAACAGCATGACGTGCGTGTCATTGAATTTTATTTTTAAGGAGAATCAAAATGAAACTTTCAAGTGATTATATTGTAATGCGTGACAAACAAAGCGGACATTTTTTAAATGAACTCAAGAACAAGCGTTCTTCATTAGCTACTCAGGCCGGTTTTGTGGATGATATTCGAGGTGCTCTTACAATGCCATATGATTGTTATCTTGAACAGAAAACAGCGCTAAAAGCATTGGCTAAAGTACACGGAATGGAGATTATTCGGATTAAGGCTACATTTGATCTAACTTATCCAAATGGTGGCGATGTTCAAAAAATCGAGCGCGAGAATAAAAATATTGGTTTGTTTGATCTATTGAGAAGTTTATAAGAGGGGGATTTATGGTAACAAAACAACAATCCCCAATCTTTGTCACTTTACAGAGCATCCAGCAGAGTTTGGTTGCTCCGAAAGGCCAGTATAACAGTTTTGGGAAGTATAGCTATCGAAGCGCTGAGGACATCCTAGAAGCGCTGAAGCCAATCTTACAGGAACACGATGCAGTATTGATTTTGCAAGATGGAATTGTGCAAATCGGTGACAGGTACTATGTTGAAGCAACTGCTACTTTGTATGCAGTTGGTGAAACCATTGGGACTACAGCATATGCTAGAGAAGATGATAGCAAAAAAGGGATGGATGGTAGTCAGGTTACAGGGGCGGCTTCAAGTTATGCACGTAAATACGCGCTAAACGGACTCTTTATGATCGATGACAACAAGGATCCTGATACGGATGAATATCACAATCAGAATAGCCAAGCAGGCCGTACGTCGCAAAAATCAGCTCAAAAAACAAATAGTAAGCAAGAGCAACCGGCTAATGCTCCATCTAAAAGTAATGGAGCCAAAACCATTACAGGGGCACAGGCTAAAGCCATTCGGACAGAACTCAAAAATATGGCAGAAGCTACAGGGAGTCCTGCTGCAACAATTGGAAAATGGTTCATCGATAAAATGGGTGTTGATAAACCTGAAAGCATTCCAGCTGATCGATTGAAGGAAGCTCAGAAGATTATCGCAGATGCGAAGAAAGCGAAAGGTATTGAATAATGGGATATACGGAACTGGGGCGCAAACGTCCGATTGAATTACAGATCGCTTATTATGATAAGATCCTGGTTTATCAGCATCGAGGTGAGATTTGGGGTGTATGTTATAAGCACGGAGAAATTGATTGTGTTTACAACTACACTAAAAACGATTTCTTTTGGCTTGAAATTTCAGATATGTCCTTAAAAGAAATTGTTACTAAAATTATCAAGCCTTTGAAGAGAAATCACCCTGGATTATACTCATTTCATGAGAGTACGTTCAGTAGAATTTTGGAGGTAATAAAATAATGATCAATAATGTTGTACTCGTAGGGCGTATGACCCGAGATGCCGAACTTCGCTATACTCCTCAAAATGTAGCAGTTGCGACTTTTACTCTTGCAGTAAACCGTACATTCAAGAGTCAAAATGGCGAGCGCGAAGCTGACTTTATCAACTGCGTTATGTGGCGCCAACAGGCTGAGAATCTTGCTAACTGGGCTAAAAAAGGCTCTCTTATCGGAATCACAGGTCGTATCCAGACTCGTAGTTACGATAACCAGCAAGGACAACGTGTCTACGTAACAGAAGTCGTGGCTGAGAATTTCCAAATGTTGGAAAGCCGTAATCAACAAAGTTCGAATGATACATTCGGGAATGACAACCAGATGGATATTCAAGACGACGATTTGCCGTTCTAAGGAGCTACTAAATGGGAATGAAAGAACATGCCTTGGCTTATCAGAAAAAAGGATTTTCGGTTATTCCTATTAGTCCTTCGAATAAGCAACCGATGATCAAATTTGCTGATAAACCAGCTTTGACTGCGCAAGAAATTGAGGATTTTTGGAGTCAGTATCCGGATAGCAATATTGCTGTTCGGACTGACAAATTTTTCGTAATCGATATTGACTTACACGGTAAGCATAACGGATACGAGAGCTTGGCCAATTGGGAACATCTGAACTTGATAACTCCAACGTTGCAGGCAAGAACTGCAAGTGGTGGCAAACATATCTTTTACTTTAAACATCCTGATGTGTCTATGACTCAAATGATAGGCTTTCTACCTGGAGTCGATATCAAGGCGCATCCAAATAACTATGTTTTAGTTGCTCCATCTAAGACCCCAAAAGGAGAATATTCCTGGGACTTAGAAAAATCTAAAGAGGGTGGCACGATGGTTACTGCTAGTCGAGCACTTGTCATGGCTATTAAGAAGGAATACAACAAAAAGAACCCAGGTAGCGACCTGGATAATATCTACTACCAAATCAGTAAAGGTGCTGGTAAGCGAAACAGGACAACCGAATTATTTGAAATGGTTGTCCTAGGCTTCGGCGATGAAGGCAGCAGAAATGATACACTTGCAAAATTTGTAGGCGGACTCTTGAGCAGGTCAGTAGAACCGAACTGTATACTGCAACTAGCAGAAACAGCCAATAACAATTCGGTAGAGCCTCTTAGTCACAAAGAATTAAGTAGGACTGTTGAATCCATGATCAAGAAACACATGAGGGGGGGTGGCCATAATAGGTGATGTTACGAATATTTCAATCAAGCAATTTTCGCGCAGAAAGAAAAAAATCTTAAACGAAGAAGGTGAACAGATTGAGATTGAATCGATTGTGGCTGACAGTCCCAGAAATGTTCTTCTTGCAATGAAGAGCGATAACAAGCTCAACGACTTTCTCAGACACAATGAATTTACTGGTGAACACGAAATCGTGGAGGACGTAAAACTGGATGCTATCCAGTTGAGGAAGGGGCAGCTACCTTCAGCCTTTGAATCCTACCTAAGCGTATATTTGGAGAATCACTTCAAGACAGTTTTCAAGGCTGGAGCATTAAGGGACGGTATCGAAGCATTCTTTGCAGAAAAGACCTATAATCCGGTTAAAGAATATATGGAAAATGCTTATGAGTCATGGGATCATAAAGAACGACTTGCCCAGGTATTTCAAACTTGGCTTGGTGCAGAGGATAGCATCTTCGTTCAGAAAATAGCTGTTATGTTCTTTGTTGGTGCGGTTTCTAAGGTTTTTAATCCCTGGGTTAAATTTGACTACACGCTCGATTTGGTAGGTGGTCAAGGTGCTGGTAAGACCACTTTCTTGCAAAAGATAGCTGTTGATTGGTACACTGATTCGGCTAAAGATTTTATGGACAAGGACAACTATGAGATTATGCTGAAATCACTGATCGTCAACGATGATGAGATGGTTGCTTCCAGGAAGACTACTTTTGACGAACTCAAAGCCTTCGTGACTAAAACAGAACTTTCTTTCCGTAGGTCCTACGGTCGCAGGGCCGAAAAATTCCCTAAAAACTTTGTGATCGCAAGGACAAGCAATAAAATTGAGTACCTGGGAGACAAGACTGGTGAACGGCGCTTTCTGCCCATACTGGTGGATGCAGGACAACAGTTTGTAAAACCTTTTGATATGACGGATAATGATGTACTCCAGCTTTGGGGTGAAGCAGTTGCCATCTACAAAAAAGGATTTATGCTTACCTTTGATGATGAGTTCGAAAATGAGCTTGCGGTCTATAAGGAGCGTTTCACTTATAAAGATGAGGCAGAATCACAGGTCTACGATTATCTTGAAATGCTAGTCCCGAAAGAGTGGGAAGACTTTTCAGTTTCTCAGCAATATCAATATACCTGGTGCTACTTCAATGATGGTAGCTATCGCAATGAGTCTGGTCTGATATATGAAGGTGTGAAGCTTCAATCGAGTGTGTCTGCCAAACAGATATTAAAGAATGTTTTTGACATTGATAGTGCGAGAGGTGAAAAGATTGCTAGGAAAATCAAGTTGATTATGGACAACAATCAGGATTGGGAATACAAAATAAAGAAGGTTAAAGGTAAGACACTACGTGCATATTTTAGAAAAAATATACAAACAGAAGTGATGTAACCTTAGTGAAAATGATGTAACCTTTTAGGCAAAAAATGGTCAAAAATCGTGCTTCGGTTACATCAGGTTACATCATTGATGTAACCGCAAGAAAAGTCAGTTATATCAATGGTTTGAGTGCTATTTTTGATAAAATTTTAAAAAAAGTGATGTAACCCTCCTAAACCGTTGATACTACTGATGTTTTAGGGTGTCTATTAGTAAGGTTACATCATTTATATAAAATATTTAATAAGTAAAAATAGCAAGTGCTATAAACGTTGATATAACAGCATTCTTGTTTTTTATAAAATATGTTTTTTGAAAAGTGATGTAACCTGTAACCGTGTAAAAAGTATTCACGAAATAAAAATATTTTTTAATAAGTATAGGAGAAGAAATGTCATACACAGTAACATTATTTTTTGACAACATGGTAGACGAAACTCACTTCTTTAAGAAAGTGGGTGATGCTGCCAAATGCAAGGCTCAGCTAGAAAGCAAGTATCGAGGGAATCGAATGTATAAAGTTAAGATGGAGGTGGTGGAATAAATGAATAAACAGGAACTGATTAAACGTATCGAGGTTTTGCCTTATACAGAGGGGCCTATCGCAGATACAATCACAATTAATAGAAATTGGATATTGGAATCAATTGAACAACTAGACGAATCCGAAACAGGTCACGCAGATGAAGCTCCACGCTACGTAAAGAACGTACTAGCACGATTGCGAGAATTGCCATTGCATGATAGAGAGGTTTGGTTAAAGGCTATCATGAGCGAATTTGAACAGGATTTTAGCTGTTCAAAATGGCGAGAGGGCTACGAGCAAGGTAAAGTTGAGGGCATGGTTGAACGTGAGAAAGTCATAGTTCCGCAAATGGTGGCTGAATGGATCAAAAAGTGTAAAACGTTTAAGAGTTTTGCTGTAAGTCTATCTTTTGCATTGCAACCCAGCGTGTGGGAAGTAAATGGCTTATCTGACGAGTGCATTGAATGGTTGGCGGATGCAGAAAACCAAGAAACTTATGCGCGCGCTTGGCTTGATGGCTACGAGATTGAGAAAGAGAAGCGGTATTTGGTGAAGTTGAAAGGTGTTTTTAAAGGATATGAATATCTGAATTTCAAATTCGGTCGTGTATGGACTTTTAGCAACGAAGAAGAAAACGAAGAATATCGCACATGCCACACAAAGAAAGAACTAGAAGAAGCCGGCTTCGGATGGGTGTTTGATTGCGAGGGTGTGGAAGTCGAGGAGGTGGAGCGATGAATAAACGTCAACGCAAAAAGAAAATTTTGAACGGTCTGAACAAAGAAGAAAGATATCGCAGAACGCATTGTCCTATTTGCGATAGCAAAATTGGAGTATTTAATGAATATTTTAATAGTTACGGTTTTTGCTGCGTTTCATGTGGTTATGAATACTATGGAATTGAGAGGTGACCAACATGAAACCTTGTAAATATCCGTACTCAGGAAGACCTAAGTTGATTAGACAGGCATTGCCAAGGTTCATCCTGTTAGGCAATGTTGCTTTTAACAGCAATTTGGTGAAATACATTGATACAATGAGACAAGTGGCACCAAATCAAACAATCATTTATTTTAAAATTCCTAAATTCCTTTCGCACGAGGAGAAGTATGTTCGGGTACCTCTCAAAATCGATGAGGTCGTCAAGATTTTAAACCGATGATAAACAAAAAAAGCCAAGGCACTGTCCGCCTCAGCTAAATTCCTATTAAGATTATTATATCACAAAGGAGACAGAGAGTGAACAAGGCTAAAGAGTTACTTGATGAACTACAGAATTTGGATGAAGAGATACAGAATCGAATAGACGAACTTGCTAATCTTGAAGCTAGTTTACTTTCTAGTCCTAAAATGAACATGGATAAGATTCAAGGTGGTCAGAAGGTTCGATTAGATGAACGTTACATCGATATTTTTAGCATGCAAGATTCCTTGAAAGAGTACATGAAGCAAGCAACTGCTGAAGCTATCCAGCGAAGAATTGAGCTCAGTAAATTGATTGATAAAATACCTAAGCCTGCAAGTCGAACAATTTTAAGGATGGTGTATATTCAGAAAGCAAGCGTGTATGATATGATTGAATTTTTACAATGCAGCAAGACTACTTTCTACAAAAAGAAGAAAGATGCAATCCGTGAATTGGGTGTTGTAGTTGATAAAAGCGAACTAATGCGAACTAATGTGAACTAGGTTGAAGCGCACTGGTCTAACAATCGTGCTATTATAGTATCATCAAGAATTAAGGGTAAGGCAGTAAGCCTTACCTGACATGGAGAGTTGGCAGAGTCAGGTTGAATGCGCCCGTTTGCTAGACGGGTGGTCGCCTATGTGCGGTCCGTGGGTTCAAATCCCACACTCTCCTTTGAGTGTTTTGTGTCCCAGAATGAGTTAAATCTTCTGGGTGGGGATTCATATATCACTCATCAACTTACAAATGGTTGCGGAGCGACTGGACCTCGCATGATTGCGTAGCTAATTATATTCCGGATAAGTTATAAGCTAGAGGGTTTGATTCCCTCAGAGGTTTTAAATGACTACAAAAAATAAAAAAAGGAAAACTTTCAAATTGATTTCTAATTAACACGCAAGGTAGTAGTCGCCTTGCATTAAGTCACTCATCGAGTGGCTTTTTTAATTATTAAAAAGGTGGTGATGGAAAATTGAATGAAAGACAAAGACGATTCGCAGATGAGTACATCATCAGCGGGAATGCAACAGATGCAGCTATTAAGGCAGGGTATAGTGAAAAGACTGCTAGAAGTCAAGGACAAAGATTGTTGACAAAAGTTGACATTTCTGAATATATCAAAAAAAGAATGGATGAGATTCAGGACGAAAAAATCCTGACTCAAAAACAAATTCTTGTGATGTTGTCAGAGATTGCATCAGGTCAGGCAAAAGAGACAATTGTGGTCACGACAAAAGTAGCTGAGTTGATGACTGATCCCGTGACTGGTAAGTCTGTAAAAGTCTACAATGAAATCCCTCAACTTGTCGAATATCCAACAAAGAACAGCGATAGGAACAAAGCTTTGGAGTTACTAGGGAAACGACATCAAATGTGGACTGATAAAGTAGACATCAATGCAACGGTTACCGAGACTAAGAAGTTTGACGATATCGTCAGTCAGTTGGGCGGTGATGGACTTGACGAATAGCTTCCCTTTATCTCAAAAGTACATCGACTTTTGCAACAGCTTTAATAATGTTGATGCTGACTTTTTGGAAGGTACGACGGCCGCTGGAAAAACAACGGTTGGTGTTGGTGTCAAGTTTATGCGAGCAGTCAGCAGAAGTTCGAAGAAGTTTCACATCATTGCAGCAAAGACAGTTGGTGTAGCCGAAAAGAATATCATCAATCAGGATAACGGAATTTTAGACATCCATAAAACAGCCGTCTACTGTGGTAATGGTGATAAAGATTCGAAGATTCCTCACATCAAGTTTGAGGGGAAAATTATTTATGTACTGGGATATGACAACAAGGAAAAATGGAAGCTGGTTCTCGGTGGACAGTATGGATGTGTCTATATTGATGAGGTCAACACGGCTGACATTGAGTTTGTTCGTGAGTTGTCCACACGTAATGATTATTTGATGGCAACGCTCAATCCGGATAATCCTGATTTACCAGTCTACAAAGAGTTCATCAACAAGGCGAGACCGTATAAAAAGTACGCAGGCGATGTGCCGGAAGAAATTATGCGAGACCTATCAGAACCAGCTAACCCTAAATGGCGTTACTGGTTTTTTACGTTTAATGACAACCTGTCACTGACACCAGAAGCCATCCAGAAGAAAAAGGATGCTGCACCAGTTGGGACAAAGCTCTACAAAAATAAAATACTTGGTCTACGTGGTCGAGCAACAGGAATTGTCTTCGTTAACTTTGATAGTAAAAGACATGTGTTGAGTAAGTCTTTTGTAAAGAATACGGTCACGTTCCAGCGGTTCACAGCTGGACTAGATACAGCTTACTCAGCAAGCAGTCCGGATACAATTGCAATGATTTTCCAAGGGATATCAGATGACGGAAAGTTATA